CAAATTTGGTCACACGGTTTCCAAGGTCCAGGTGGTTGGTACATTGAGAATTCTCTCACAACTCTTGGTAAGACCGATCCTGTTTCTGAGTACAACACTGTTCTGTGGAACTCAGGTATCGAAGCAAACAAAGAAATTGCTCGCAAGCAAAAGCGCAAGTTGACGTACATTGCAAACGTTCTTGTGATCTCTGACGCCAAGCGTCCGCAAAATGAAGGCAAGGTGTTCTTGTTCAAGTTCGGAAAGAAGATTTTCGACAAGATCAAGGAACAACTTGAGCCACAGTTTGCTGATGAGACTCCAATGAATCCGTTTGACTTCTGGAAGGGTGCAGACTTCAAGATTAAGATTCGCAACGTTGAAGGCTATCGTAACTATGACAAGTCGGAGTTTGCTGCTCCTGCTGCATTGTACAATGGCGATGATGCGAAGATTGAGCAGGTTTGGAAGTCGGCTCATTCACTCAAGGATTTCTTGAAGCCTGAAAACTTCAAGTCCTATGATGAACTCAAGGCGAAGTTGGACAAGGTTCTTGGTGCTGGTGGTGTTGCTGGTGCAACTGCCAAGCGAGTTGATGATGAGGAAGCAGCCGCTCCTGTCATTCGCTCTGCTCCAGCCAAGAAAGTAACTGCTGAGAGCGTCAACGTCGATGATGACGATATGGCGTTCTTTGAGAAACTTGCTGCTGAGTAATTTGATTAGAAAACGGTAGGTGTTTTCGGGGGGACTTCGGTCCCCCTTTTTTTATGCCACACTAGATGAGAATGCACTAGGATGCGAGAAATCTTTTCCAAGTGCTCGAGCAAATGTGCTTTCGCTTGATCTTGAAGATGCTTTTGGTAGTGGCTGCTTTGGAGATTCAATTGGTTTCTGCGAACCAGCACTTTGATTATTATTCACTACAACAGGTGCTGGTGGTGTGGCTTGAGCAACCATCTTCGAAGATTCAAGTTGAGCAGAGCCTTGCGCAACTTGTGGTCCCGCTGTGTTTGTCACAGGAGTCAAATTAGCACCACTATCTGATGATTGAGCAGTTAATGGCGCAGGAGCCGCAGGTGCATTTGGTGCTGCTGATGCAGGAGCCATTGCAGGTGCTGCAGGCGCTGATGCGACCATTGGTTGTTTTTCTGCGCTCGGTGCTGCAGGTGGAGGTGCTGATGCAGAACCAGAATCTGAAACAGGTGGAAGTGATGCTTTCTGTGCCTGTGCCACTGGTGGAGCAGGTGGTAATGATTCAGACTTGCCAGTTTCCAAATTGACCATGTTACCTTTTGCATCAGCAACCATTGGCTTGGCATTTGGATCAGGATTATCTGGAGTAGGTGCGCCTTCTAGTGGCTGAATGTGCCATGGCTCATGCGCTAGTGGTCTCTTCAATCCAAACATTGCGAGGAATGAATCTGTTGTGACTTTTTGACCATTGAAGGTCATACCATTAATTGCTTCAATGCCTGCTGCACCTTTACTATTAATATCAACAGCAGTACCGCGACCGTGTGCGCTTCCCTTACCACCCAATGCTGCTGGTAGCGCAACCCACTTACGAGTCATTTTAGTTAATTGTGCTTCAGTGGCATATGGGTTGGCTGCTTTGAGTTCGTTATATTTTGCAGTCCATAACTTCATCTGCTTTTCATCTGAACGATATCCAGATGTAAGCATGAGTTTTTTACCAGTGGTCTTTTGAAATGCCTCAGCCATTCGCGCAAGACGATCTTGCATTCCAGATTGAAGTCCAGCAGTATCAATACCAGCGTTTTGTTTCGTTGTAACTTGATCTAGTTTTGGTGATGGTCCTGAGAATAAATTTGAAACTGCACTTACAACTTGTTTTGCACCAGAAACAACACCTGCGCCGATCTCTTTGGCTTTATCAACTGCAGTTTCAAGGAATGTTTTTGGTTGCGCAGCTGGTGGTGTTGGTGCAACTGGTGCTGCTGCTCCACCCACAGCTGCAGGAATCGTAGCTGCAGCTGCAGTTGCTGCTCCAACAGTTGATGATCCAGGTAATGCAGATGGTGTTGCAGCAGTTACTGGTGAAGTTGTTGCTCCCTGTTCTTTCACAGCAGCAGGTTTTGCTTCTCCAGTGCTCTTTTGTTTCTGAGCCTTCTCATCATACAAGGCTTTTTCAGCATCTGATAATGCAGAGAATTCTTGCCATAACTGATAAAGATCATAAGCCAACCATAAACTACCGACGACTGTGACAGCAGCGCTAACCCAACCTAATACTGGAACAGTGGCAAGTCCACCTGCGAGCGCAAGTCTGGCTCCAATTTTAGCGAATAGTTTCGGTGCTCTTTTCTTCACGAAATTGACGAAAAGATCCCACGCTTTTGATTTAACGTTTTTTACAACTGCAGTTTGTCCAATTTTCTTTGCAGCAACCGCACCTGCGACTGCACCTGCACCACCAGCACCTGTTGCTGCTGCTTGTAACTTAATATCTTTCTTTTCAGCAGCAATTTGTTCGCCAACAATTTTCTTTTCTTCTGGAGTCTTTGCTTGCATGGCTTGCTCTTTAAGAGCCTCGCCACCTTGAATCTCTAGATTTTCATCCCTTAATGAGTCAACTGCTTGATACGCGAGGAATCCACCAGCTGCTGCTCCTGCAAGTGCACCAATTCCACCAAACCCTCTTCCACCACCTCTACCGCGACCTCTTCCACGACCACGACCACGACCACGACCTCTTCCACCCAAATCACCCAATCCACCCAATGAAGATTTTGCGAGGAGCATATTGAGTTTGTCATGAACAGAAAGTAAACCAATTGTTGGTGTTACACCATTTAATGAATGGACAACATTTCCTATAGTAAACTTCAATTCTTTAGCATCAAAGTCTTTGAGTTTTAATTCTAGATACTCTCTAAGTTTAACTAGTGGCTCTTCATCAGCATTAATTGCTGCTGTAAGCGCATTTGTTCGAGCTGATGATACAGCAGCCTTTACTGCACCCCCAACTCCAGTTGATGGTAGTGGTGAAGAAGCACTAAAAGATGTACCAGTTGTAGTTGCTTCTTTTGCAGAAGCAAGTTTATTTGTTGCAGTGTTTCTATATCTTCCACCGCCAGACATTCTTGGATCGAATGTATACCCAGATTTTAAAGATGGTTTTGTAAGTGCCTTTTCAATGTTTTGTACTATCTTTTGAGTTTTCAAAACATTACGAAGAATCAAAGATATTGGTTTCGAAAGTTTACCAATTCCACCACCTGCACGATCGCCTTTTTCTTTTTTGTCTAACCCAAATTTTGCTTTGGCTTCTTTGATGGCTTCTTCAGATTCCATCTTTTCCAAACCAAACGTTTTCATCAAACCGCTTACATCTCTACCAAGTAAGCCTTTTAAGAAGTCTGATCTTCGACCTTTGGTTCCTTGCGTTGCAATTCTCCACTCGTCTGCAACTTTAGATCTAGCCATACCACCAGCAATGGCACCTCTGACTCCGCTCTTTCCTTCTCTGGCTTTAGCAGCTTCGGCTGCAGCAACTCTTTCAAATGCGCTGGAGTCATCTTTGCCCTTATCAATTTCTTTAAGGACACCTTTAAGAACACCTTTGAGTAATTTTTGCTGATCTACTGCCATTTATTTTATCTTTTACGTTGCATCTCTAGCATCTTCATCTTTTCGTTTTGTTCTTTTATAAACTCTTGCAACATCGTAACATAAATCTGCTTTTCCCACGGTATCAAATTCTCTAATTCAGTCAAAGAGTATTTGTGATGTTGCATCAATGAAAAATTAGTTGTGTAGTAATTTTTCAAATTATCATAACCAAATATTAGTCGAAAAAACTTAGAATGCCCTCCACATTTACATTGTGGACATGGTTACACTTACCACAAGTAAGTTCTTGTTTCAGAACAACTCGAGGACTAGTTAAGAAAAATTGTTTGATATTTTGAACCTGATCAATTGTTAGGTTATCGAAAAACGCAGTCAATTCTTCTTTTGTGACTTCTTCTTTTTTATAGATCTGATCCTGATCATAAATGTAATCAAGATATTCTGCAATTACCTCATAACCACCATCTTCAAACTTGTCATTTAATGCAGCATCTGGAATTGTGATTGAAGGATAATTAAACTTTACGCCGATATTCTCAGTAAGTTTTATCGTGCTTGAATGATCTTCTGATTCTTCATATGCAATGTTTTTTAATAACAAATCAAATTCTGTTTTATGACCGCATGGTTGATCTTCAACAACGTTATTACATGTATAGATCATCTGTGCAGTTTCACCGACCGAATTGATTCTCAGATGTAAGAAAAACATCTCAACGTCAAAGGTCGGAAGACTGTCTACATCAAGTTCATCTAAACAGCAATTTGTGATGATCTGTTTAATCGTTGATGTAATTTCTTTTAGATCATCAGACTCTTTTGCCATCAAAAGAAGTTTTTCTTCTTTTACAAGAAATGGACGAAATCGAACTTTTTTATCTAATGACTTCAAATACACTTCATGTATTGGATGTTCAATTTTAGGTAACGGCATAATATACTCCCATAATTAACCTCTATTACGAATACGCAATGCTTGTCCAGGACGATTGCTTGTCCATTCACCAGTCGCCCCTGCTCCAGCAAATTGCCCACCACCTGCTCGAAGATCTCCAGGAACTGCGCCAGCAGAAGATGATACCATTCCTACAAGAGGAGGTGTTGAACCTGAGGCAGATCCTACTGGAGAAGAAGAACCTTGTGGTGTGCCTTGTCGAGCAGATTGTTCTAATTGTCCTGTTAACCAATACTCATATCTGAATGTCACTGCGAGACGATGAATTGCATCGTCTGCCCAATTTAAACTTAATGGAGCAATTGCGGTTGGGAATGCTTCGAAAAAAGAAACATTGTAAATTACCGACGCAGTATTGCTTGAGTCTTTCTCGACTTCATCATACTGGTTAATTTCAATTTTTGGTGATACATATTCTATTTTGTATCGAGGATTATAATTGTTGATCGGAATAACGAGATTCATCCACTGATCAAATAGTTTCTTTTCCCAGAAATCACCAGCACAAACAAATGTGAGCGTTAGATCCGCAAATGTTGGAAACGATGCGACTGGATTTGCGACGCCATAATAACGCCCATCGACGGTATTGATTGTGTATCCAGGAAGTTCAGTTGCTTCGCATTGAAAACGAAGATCAGATGCATTTAATCCTAATCCGCTTGGTGCGGTAATTCTCACATCAAACTTAGAACTCTTTGCAAAGTCGTTGTGTTTTGAGAAGTGATCGCGAAATTGATTGACGCTGAATGCCATTAGTTATTATACACCATCTTTTGAAACGGAAGAAATATTGCAGTTTCCCAGTTAGCTGGTTCGACGTAAATTAACGAAGATAATATATGCGTAAACAAATATCGCTTAATGCATGGCTCAATCAATTTATAACGACGAGATTTAGAAAGCAAATCATATGACAATCTAAATTTTGTCGTATCGTCATATTTATCGTTGTTTACGAAATCGTTTAGTTTGTCTAATAGTGCCAATCTAGAATATGGATCGAGATAATGTAGATTTAATCCTAAAAATCCATCTGCATATATCTCCATCGGAATGACCAACGGAAACTTATCCCAAACAGGTAGAGTGTCTTTATATTTCGGATCGTAATGATAGAAATACATACGACCAACGAATGCTCTCGGAGAAACTCGGCGAGCGTCGTTTAGAATGTTCGAGCGATTTGCTGGCATGCGAAGTTTTCCGAGATTACTTGCAAGCCATGCACGCGCCTCTCCCGAACGAGGAGAGATTCCTGCGTTACGAAGATCTGCTGAGACTTTATCAAATAGTGATGACATTAGATTCCTAAATCTTCTTCTGTAATAACCTTAAATTGCCAACTGCGATCTTTACAATACTCAACCGCAGCCTTCCATTTGGCTTCGTTCACACCCCATTGCATCACTTCGTTAATATATCTTCGAGTGATCTTACTCTTTTTCACTGGGGGTTGCGCCTGACTCTTTGGTTTTACCTCAAGAATCATTGCCTCTGTAATCCCAGATCTGTTCTTTACACGAACAAAGAAGTCTGGGAAATACCGATGCCAACGATTATCTACAGGCGATAAATATGGTATAACTATTTCTTCATTTGACCATTCAATTACGTTTGGGTTCGAATCAAGGTGCACCATGACTCGGCGCTCCCATAATGAACGAT